GCTAGGAACGGGTCGGCCGCACTCGCTGCCTCGTACTGCCCATCTGCGATCAACTCAGCGACTACCGGAACCATCCGGGCCCACGAGGCAACAATGTTGTTCTCGTCGACCCGGGACCAAAACCGGGCAGTCAGCCGTGCCACCCTGCTAGCCAGCGCACCACGGGCAACCTGGTGAGCAACAGCTAGCGGGGTGGCTGACATCACGTACTCATTTCAGTAGGTGCCTGCGGGGCGTGCGTCATCAGCGCAGTAGCTGCCGCGATGGGATCTAGCTGCGCCTCTCGCTCCTTCATCTTGAGCATGTCGACGATTTCAGTCGGGGTTAGCCCGTACTTGAGCGCGATCCACTCGAAGGGGAATCCGATCTGCTTGAGCTTGAGTAGCGCGTCGGCTAGCTGCGAGTGACTGCGCGATTCGGCGTCGGCCCAGAGAACGCGCCCACCAGCGATAGCGTCTGCCTTAGCGTCATTGCCCTGCGCAAGCGCAACCAGTCGGAACATCTCGCGTAGTGCCTGGCCGAACCAAATTTGCTTTTCTTCAACTCGCTTGACGAGACCCGTTTCAGCGGCCAATAGCGCATCACCGCTGATGTTCGTCATCTTGCCGGATAGGTAGTGCTGAGGCGTACGCGTCTGCGCGGCAATATGACCCACGGCAACCTCAATGATGTTGCTGTAAGCCTCAAGGTTTGCCGCTGTCCACTCGGTCACCTTGACGTCATCACCGGTGAAGAACATCACTCGGTCAACGGCAAAGCGTTCAAGGTCGACCGGGCGCGAACCAACAATCTGGCCGGTCTCGTCAAGAATCGGGACTTCCGGAACCTCAGCGCCCAGGACGATTCGCTGCGGGAACGACGCATAGTCAGCGGCAGTGAATAGCTGCGCCCACAGCAGGTTTACCGCATCCTGCATGGCAACCACGCCGGACACATCCGAAATGGGATCCTCGGCGAGCATGGGCCGGTTGGGCAGCTCCACCATCGGGACAACGCCCATCGGGTTTACCTGCGGGTTGGGCTCACCACCCATGTCGCGCAGGTCCCAAACCTTGAACTCTTCGTCAACGTTCTTCATCTGCGGCGTCTTGCCGGTCGGCGCGCTAATGGTCGCCTGCGTGAACTTCCAGACCTCGCCGGGGAGATACAGGGTCGCGTGCGTGGCGTTCCCGTCCTCCCACAGCTTCAGTGCCGCGCGCCTACGCCTACGCGAACCAGGCTCATACGCAATGATGCACTGCGCGGAATCCTCGAAGGTGACTTCCGGCGTCCCCTCGTCCTCCGGGTTACCCCACACCAGGACAAAGGACCGCCCCGAATTCACGGCGCCCAGGAAGCCAAGCTGCGAATCGGCGTCCAGCCCGTTGTGCTGCCAGACACGCCATGACTCGTCATCTGCTTCAGTGGATCCCACCGGCTGAATGCCATTCACTGTCAGGCGCTCTACCGGGGAATCCGACGTGACCTGTACCCAGTTGTCAGAGAAGTCTCGGTATCGGTCACCGTGGAACTTGCGGAACTGCTCAGACGCAAACGTGAGCTTTTGCGAGCCCCGGTAATAGTCCTTATTCCGCTGAATGGTCGGGCGCCGGTTCATTAGCTCAGCTTCCAGCGCGCAGACTAGTGCGCGTGCCTGCTCAAGGGTGGCCACATATCCTCCAATGCGGCCACGCCTTAGGCAGCCATATACAGCGGTTTCTTTTTCAGGAGTCCAGCGGCGACCGCATCCGAACGCGCTTCATGCGCGAGGACGCTGACAACCGCTAGGTCGATCTTTCGGCGGTGCTCGGGCTTAGTGAGCACGTAGCGATCCGACGGCCGGGCAGCCATACGCGCGTTGAACATGTGGCGCTCAGTCTGCTTACAGCCGTCGTGCGTAAAGTTGGAATCCTTCTTAATGACGTCTGTCTTGAGCCGCTCCGCCGCAGCGTGCATCTGAACCGGTCGGCGCGTGTGCCAGCGAATAATGCGACGCTCGCCGTACCGCTCCGCCCACTGGTCAACTTCCGTCTCCCAATACGGCGGATCGCAATACATCAGCTTGACGTCATACTTAGCGAACAGCTCGGAGACCGCTGCGTCGACTTCCAGCCGGGGAACCTGTCCTCCCCACTCCGCCGGATCCCAGACCGTCAGACGGTTACTGGGGCCGTACGAGGGGGTGAACTGGAAACCCTCCAGGGTCTCAGCGCGAATGCCGGTCCAGTCATCGGAGTCCGAACCATCGAACCCGAGCACGATCGGAACGCGTAGCAGCTTGTACGTGGATGGCTTGGGTAGCTCGCGGTCGCTCGCGCGCGAGAGCCAGTGAGACGCCTCAATCCAGGAACCATGACCAGCGACCACCCGGTTACCGAAGAACCGCTCAGCCTGCCCGGGGTCCGTCTCTAGTAGCTCTGCGGCCTCGGCCTCAATAGCATCTAGGTCGATGTGTTCACACCCGGCGTACACAGCGCGGTGGATCTTCCGGCGTTCCGCCTTATTGCGGTAGCTCAGGGTCGGGGGTGCCTGCGGGAAGAACTTGTAAACATCCTCCGCCTTACCCTCGAACGTGCGCTGAGCCGTCGAGACTTCATCCGGCGCCCATGCGTTCGTCGTTTCCATCGAGCGGCCGGACATACCAGCGAGACCGCGACGCATCGTCTCAGCAACTTTGATCATTTTGTTTGTTACTGAATACGTGCCGGTCTCATCCTGAATGGCGAACGTAATGGGGTTACCGAGGCGCGATTGCGCGGACGACGTGACTACGTCTATTCGGCCCTCTTCGCCAACCTTGACGAACCCCTCGCGGACGTTCATAACAGCGCCTAGCGAGCCATGCCGGATCATCGCCTTAAGCGGCCGGTAGACGTTCGCAACCTGGTCTTCCGACGTAGCGAGTAGCTGAATCAGCGGAGTGGGTTGGGGCAGTGCCATGGGCTCGCCAGCGCTGTACGGGTATTCCCACCCGCAGGGGCAGCCGTACTCAATGCATCTGTACGACTCGCCGCCCTCTGCGTAACCCGCGAACACCGTAGGTCCCGCAGCCTCAGCCAGAACAACAGCGGCAGCGAACGGACCCTTACCGCTCTTCTGGGGCATGACCACCTGGCCACGCCGGTACTTGAATGCCGCCGAGCGCTGCCCTAGCTCCGCCGTGGATCGAACCGTATAGAAGTTTCGGAGGACTTCCTTTTGCCAGTCCAGCAGCGTGAACGGCTCACCCTGGCGGAATCCATCCGGGATGACAGCGTGATTCTCAATCCAGAAATGCGTGACAAACAGCGGCAGCTCAGCCATCGGCGCCGACCGCCTTAAGCTTGTCCGCCAGCGATAGCACAGGTGCAGTCACCGGCCCCTGGCTTGCGGGATCCGGCGCACCCCCGGCAACGACCCACTTGTTACGCAGCATCCCGTTAGCGGTGAGGCCCAGCGACTCGCCGTGCATCTTCACCTGAGACCAAATCAGCGAGGACGACTTAGGAAGCTCCGCGCGCGCGAGCAGACGCACATACGCGGCGACCTCAAACTCAAGGCCCATGACTTCCCACTGTGCGGCCTGCGGCGTCTCCCATAGCCGTTCCCAGACCTCATACTCACGGTCGCTGGGATCGATCAGCGGGAACGCTGGTAGTGCACCCTCGCGACCCTCAGCGGGAAGGGTGACCCAATCGGCGCGATCGGCCTTTGCCTTGTGGCTCCGGTCCTTACTCGTCGGCACCGGGCCGGAGTGTGGACGTGCACCGCCTCTAGCCACGTTGGGTCACCTCCTTAGTCACTTTGGGTAACTGATCAAGTTCTTTGAACCGGGCGGACTTTTTAGCGCCCTCCCCCGCGTTCGCCGTCCCCATGCTCGATTTAACCCATCCCCACCCAAAACGGACATAGAGGACGTCACATATTGCGATCGTTCCAACCACCAGGTTGCTCACGCGCAGTGATGCGAGAGTGATGCGCCTTAGTCATTGACTGTAGGTTCGTCCAGTCATGACCACGCGGACCAAGAGGCCCGAGCCCATCAATGTGGTTGACCTCAGTAGCCAATGGTCTAAGCAGCGATGACAGCGCCCTGCACTCATCGCACTCGCAGTACGGGTTAGCTCTCAGGTAGGCGAGCCTGGTACGTGACCATGCAGCACGGTCATAAGGCTTACGCTTGGTCGCGCGCCTGAGCACACGCGCACGCTCCTGACAGCCCTTACAGCGCCCACCCTCGGTAAGCTCAGGACAGCCCGGGGTCGAGCACACGCTCATTGCGCGTCTAGCCATGGTGCGCTAGCCTCCCGCTCATGGACACCAACGAACAGCTTCTAGCCGCCCTAGCTGCCATCCTGAACGCACTTGAGGCGGCAGGCGAACAGCCCATGCCCATCACGGCGCGAGGACACAGCAGCATCGCCACCGCATCGGGCAGCGTAGACGCCGACAAGACAACCGGCAGATGGATAGTCCGCTAGCAAACTGGGCCCTGGTCACCCGACCGGGGCCCTACTCATTTCAGTAGGTGCGGATAGCAGGATTCGAACCTGCGCCCTCTCGGTCCCAAACCGAGCGCTCTAGTCCAAGCTGAGCCATATCCACTAGCAACGCCAGCGCACGCGTGAACGCACGTAAGCGCCGTCCGTCGAGAGGGATTTGAACCCCCACTGAACGCGTTCTAAGCGCGTCGCCTCTACCATTGGGCTACCGACGGTTAAGGGCTACTAGCTTCCCGTCCCATAGGTGACTAGCCAAGGGGTTAGGGCCGGTGTTCACCCAGGGTGCATATCATCGACCGGTCAGGGCCTACTTTCCGCACCAGCTGATACGGCAGGATTCGAACCTGCAACCCCCGGATTAACAATCCGGTGCTCTACCCGTTGAGCTACGTATCATCGCGCTTCGCATGATCCGGAATCGAACCGGCACCCCTCGCAGAGGTTAGGGGCGCTTTAAGTCCCCGATGACCACGCCAATAGTCACCACACTGCATGCGAAGCATTGCCCCAGTGCTCAACCCGGGAGAGAGCGGGGAGCAACTGAGACAAGCTGTGAGGGGGTCGGCGTCCTCGGTCCGCCGGATCTTTTAGTTCGTGCGCGGGACGCTAACCCCCTCACATATATCTAGCGAGTCGGTTACCTAGCGTGCCGGTTACCAGGACAGCGCAAGGGGCGCGAACGGCCCGATGTATTTGTGTACGTGGTGCATGCGATCCCGGTATCCCTTAGAGATGTCTATAGAGATATGTGATTCGGGTACACCAAATACACTTCTACACAAACCCCAGGTCAGAGCCTTGCTCGCTGTTCTTTGGGATTGAGGCAGCTACACGCCCCCGGGCCGCTGCAACACAAAGGGCCCCGAGTTATCCACAGGCGTTACCATCCTGTGATATCTCGGAGCCCATAGCGTTACTGCCTTGCGTGATCTAGCTCACCGTGCGGCCTCCAGTTCGGTCAGTCCGTCAATGAGGGCCTGATCATCCCCGCCGATCGCCCATGTGATGTCGAGCCGGTCCGCCGTACCCCTGGGCAGCAGCACCACGTGCAATCCCACGTCGTTCAGTAGTGCGGTCTTGCCTGCCCTGTCTGCGGCCCCCCATGCCTCCCCCAGAGTCCTACCGGTGGGCTCTAGCACTTCCCGTACGTTCGGGTCATGAGCGGCCTTTAGAGCGGCGTACGCGGCCTCAAGGTCAGCGGCGTGCTTCTCAAGGCTTGCCAGCATGAGCGGTCCGGCCGATGCCATCTTTGATGTGAGCCGCTCCGCTTGCTCCTGAGCCTCGATCATCTGGTCTGACAGGTCGTTGCCACCCTCGAACCTGA